AATTGATATGTTGAATTGTTTTATTCAGCAGATGTGCGAAGGAGATGCTCGACTATATGATCAGACAGTTGTGGAGCAGTGGGTAAATTTGTACTGGTCCACGATGTCGAACTTCATTGATCCACTGTCTGAGGATTATGCAATATTTGAGCAAATAGTAAAGTTTTTGCTTAAGAATATGATAATGCGCATAACACAGTTGTTTGGTACAATATGGGGTGTGGTTAAAGGTGGAGTTCCATCAGGTGCGTATAATACAAGTCACATGGATTCATGGATTATGGCAATGTACTTTATGCTATTTGCAATTTATCAGGTGCGGACTGCGCCAGAGGAAGAGCAGGAAGACTTGGAATTGGAGTTGTTAACTATTATAATGATTATCGTGTATGGCGATGATCATTTATATAATAAGGGTACCGGTAAGGGAGCAACGTACTTTTCGGCTACAAATTTCAAGCATTTCATGAAGAAGAATTTTAATGTGGAGATGCGGGATGTTAAGGATGGGATACCATTTTGCTCAAGAGTAAAGGATGGGTGGATTTTAAACTGGGGTGCTACATTTTTAAAACACCAGTTCATTGTAAACCCGAAGTATGGTGTTCCAGGTCAGCCAGAATTCCTACCATTTCGTGAATCTCGTGAGTATCTAGTACGGGCCGTGTGGGGCAGAATAGTAAAACCTCGTGACTGTATTGATACTATGTTGTCAATAATTGGTCATGCGTATGGGACTTATGCCTCGAATCGTGATGCTTATGATCGTTTGCAGATGTTTTATGGTGAATTACTAGTTGAAAGTGAGGCTCAAGAGAAATTGCCACAATTGTTAAGGGATCGTATTAAACTTGATGATTTGAAGAAGTTGAGGCAATTGGATTTGTCAGTAGAGGAGGTAGTTTCCGGATTCCCCTCCTGGCATACATTGATTCAGAAGAATGTGATGGATGAAGCGTATCAGGACATTGCTCAAAGAGATCCTGAGACCCCGTTGGATCTTGATGATTTTAGCTGGAATTAATCAATTAAAGCGCATAGGCTTTTGCGCTATAAAAGTTAAAGAGTAGAGTTTGAAAAAGGAAAATTAAAGAATGGTACAATAGAGTGAGTCCAAGGAGTAGCGGATATGCGAGACTGGATAACG